TCTATGCCTTTGTCTAAGTCAAAACTATATATCTTTGACATATTAATAAAATTTGTAAGGGTCTAATTTTTTGTATTCAAATAAAGGAATAAAACCCTCTAAGTTCTCTGACTCGGTCAAAACTTCGCTAATTGGGGCTTGCCAGCCAAGGGAAGTCGGAGTATCAAGAGCGACATCAACCGAATAGGGAAAATAGTCTCTAACCATGCGAATATCAACTTTTCCCGCATAAGTTTTAGGTGTAATGCTATCCGCATTAGTATCTGGGACAAAAGCAATACCAGACGGAATAGTCGTATTAGCTCCACCAACTCCAACTATAGGAATATTTGCACTCGTTCTATTTTCCCAGCCAGTCTTAGTCGTGGTTTTACCTGTAACTTTTTTCTCGCCCAATAAATAAGCGGTAAAAATAGCACATTGAGTGCGGATTACAAAAGGTAAAGTTTTAAAACCAGTCGAACAAGAAGGTAAACCTTTAAATCCAAACTTTGCTTTTACTTTAAGAGTTCCTGACCAGTCTTTAAGTTCGCCATCTGAATTTAATCTATAAACTTGAGAAATAGAACCAGACGGCAAAATATAATCAGAATTTGAAAGAACAATATTATTTTCTTTTATTTCAATGATTTGACTAACTGGAAAAGGAAACCAGACAAAAGAATCTTTAATTGAAATATTAGAAAACCTTGAATCTAAATACTCAGAACTAAAATCTTGTTCATAAAATTTAGTTTGGCAATAATCATCAATTAAACGGCTTGCTTGATTAACAAAAATATTAATTCTTTCTAAAAGTAAAGGGTCAGGAGTTTCAACCTTCTTAATCAAAGTCAAAACATCCTCAACAGTGCAGTAATTATTTAATAATGCTGTAGACATTTTTTAAAATTAGCTATCAGTTGTATTAATTAAAGCGTTTACAGTGCTGAAAGTAGAGCTAGGAGTCCAGATTGGATTAAAACCAGCCTTAACCTCGGCATAAACCCTATTTTTTCGAGCAGTTGCCAGCGTGGAGTCAGTATTTCCAGTAACGACCCAAATTTTTAAACCTTTCATTAAAGAATTAATAAAAAACTCTTTGCGAACACATAAAGAAGTTGTAAAGGTATTTGCAGAAGCTCCATTAACGCCAGAAGCATTTAAATCACTTCTAATAAATTCAGTTGAATAAATAGGAATTGTTTTAATAAATCCACTTAAGCCCCTTGCAATTTCTGATTCAGAGCCATACTTTGCAAATAATAAAGTTTGGTCTTTCCAATCAGCCTCTTGAAATAAATTCCATTGAGCAGAACCAGAAACCAAAAAGAATAAGTTTTGTAATTGAGTTGAATATTTTTTAAGACCTTTAGCAGTTTTAGCCAATAAAGTTGTAGAAATACCAGCACCAGCCCCAGCGGTAGTCAAAGAACCAGCCAAAGCCATTTTTCTTAAACCTTTCCATGCCCTCAAATGATAATCAGCAGATAAAGCTTGCGTATCTGTATCTTGGTGAGTTCCTGAATCATCACCATTAATAACCACATCATCTAAATCACGACTCCAACTATTTAAAATATTCTTTTGCACCAAAGGTAATATATTTACAACGCTGGATTCATCGACATCAACAGAATAATCAGTGAAGCCCACAAAGTTGCGAGACTTTAATAAGGTCTGTCCTGTAGTTTGATTTGCTATTTCCTTGCTTACCCCATCAATACCCGTGAGTTTAAAATGAGTATTTCCATAAATATTAGGTACATTTTCCTCATATTGACTAACTTTGATTGTGTCAAACATATTATGAACAAAAGGCTGAAGAGTTAAATCTTCAAATAATCTATTTTGTAAAATATCTGGAATGTACTCAAGACCCGCACCTGGAGTAGTTGAATCAAAAGCTTTTCTATCTATGCCATCCCAAACATCTCTTTGTAAAAGAATATTAGCAAATTGTTTTTCTTCAATTGGCAAATTTCCAAAGTGTCCGCCTTGCTTTGCTGATTTAGTTTGTATTTGAACTTTTGTTACAGGTATAAATGCTTTTGCTTGGGGGAATAATCTATCAGACAACGATTTTTCTGGAGAATTTTCAAAGTCGGGAAGTATAAAATGTTTTGTTTCTAAGCGTGGCGGAGAGCTTGCATTTATTTCCGCTAAAGATTTTTTAAATTCTGTTTGGACAGTTTCACCAATAAGAGCTTTCAATTCTTCTTTAGTGAGTTCCATTAAATTATTATGATTAAGTTTTGAGGCTTATTAATATTTATATCATTTAATAAACTTTTACTTGCAATTAAACAATCAGGATTAGCAGGAACGGCAACTAAAGATATTTCCATTAAATCCAAGACCTCAATAATTTGATTTTGTTTATAAGTCCAATTGCCAGAAACAGAAACAGCTTTAATCAAACCTTCCACAATTCTAAAACGAAGAGATTTAAAGGCTGGGTCATTAGTTATCTTTGCAGTCATAAACAAACCTTTTGAATCCTCAACCAAAGAAAGAACCTGCCCGACTAAACAAGATGTATGTTTATTATGGTCTGAAAGCAGAACAGGATTATTCATAAACTTATTAATGGCATTAGTCCACGCTCCAGCTATAAAGTTTTCACCGTAGCGGTCTTGTGTTCTAGTGCTTGCGTAACCTTCAATCATCACATCTAAATAATCATCGCCAATTTGTTTAAATGATTTAGTTTGATTAAGCTTTAGGTTTATCTTTCCTTGATAATTCACCATCTTCAATTATTCCCATTAAGTCGGCATATTGTTTCTTTGATATTACACCAGAATCAAAAGAAGGTTTCACCCAAGCAGATTTTAAATTTAGATTTTCATTTACAGGTTTCAAAAATTCAAATGAAAGAGAATTATCAAATTGATGAACTATCTCATAAGTAATTAAATCTTCTAAACGGCTAAGCAAAGGAATCAAAGTATTGTTTATAAATATTCTTTCCTGAATTTCAGCATTAGAAAAATTTACTCCGTCAGTATAACCAAGCAAAGCACCAGGCACACCAAAGACCGCTAATATATCATCACGAGTTAATTTAGTTTGTTCGACATCTTGACTATCTCGATGAGAAACAGAAAGAGGTTGATATTTGTAACCACCCCAAGCAAAAAAGGTTTTAAAGAAACGCTTAACTCCAGTAGATTGTTCTTCAAACTCAGCTCTCATTTTATTTCTTTGTTCTGTATTCGTTCCTACAGAGTCAGAGGTAAAGATTCCACTTAACACAGTTCCATTTTTATAGAAACTTTCCATGTAGGAATCACGATTAAGATTTTTCTGTAAAAGAATTTCAGCGGTTTGAATTAAACCCATACCCACAGCTGGACTTTCCAAAGATGGATATTTAGAATGTATTATTTCCCTTGGCTCTAAAACTAATTTCTCGCCAGCGTCAGGTTGAAACTCGTATTTTGTTATAAACATATTTTCCACAGTCCACGGAATAACTTTTTGAGGTGGAAGAAAGAAAAGAGAATTATCAAATTTATTTCTAGTGTTGGTTTGTAATAAATAAGAATTGCCTACAGTGTCATCGCTCCAAACCATCAGCTCAAGCAAATCAGAAAACCTTTGAGTAGAATTAGGCTTAAGCAAAGCTTGAATGCCGTGATTAGTAATAAGCTTTTTACTTTCTGTTTCTACAATGCGCCAGCGGGTAGAGCGAACTTTTCTAGCTCTTAAAGAAATACAGGCACAAGCCAACGGCAACCGCCTAGACAAATTAGAAATATAATTTTCTTGTGAGTTTAAAGCGTAATAAGGAATTTCTAATTTAGAAAAATAAGAAGCTTCTCTTTTTGCTTGCTTGAAAGTTAATAAGCTTTTAATTTGATTTAACATTTAGTTTATGCGTAGTAATGGAATTGATAAGCCCTGTTAGACAAAGCCAAGCTTATTACATGGTCGTCATGATAACCCTCGGGAGCTTGAAACACTCTTAAACCTTTTTCCTTTGATTTTATTATTTCAAATAATCCTAATTCAATAAAGTATTCTTCAAAGGTTTCAGGAATTAATATATTTTTGCTTTCAATTTGTAAAGTTAAACTATCAATTAAATTAGCTTTTGATTCATTGGTAAAAATAAAAGCTTCTAAACCAGAAGTAGTTTTATTTGCCAACTGTTCGATAACTGAATCGCCAATACCAGTTCCATCAACAACGCAAGCCTGAACATTATAGCGATTTAAATGATAAGCAATTATTTCAGCTTGATTAGACCAGCCGATATTATTTAATTTAATTCTAAATACAACTTGAAGCTTTCCATTTGTTACAGGTTTAAGTATAGTCAGAACGGTATAATCTAATTTTCTAGCCAAATCTAAACCAGCTAAATAAATACTTCCTTCTTTTGGTTCTTCAATTTCGCCACCTTTAATGTTTTCAATATCTTTAGTTTTCCAAACGCTTGAATAGTCTTCAATAAATCTTGCACAATATTGGCGAAGGAATTCTTGCCGTGGCGTAGTTCTATAAAGTTCATGCCATTCTTCAATTGCAATATTAGGATTTACAATACTTGGAAGTTGTAAGCTATAAACTTTTGAATTAAGTTTTTTCGATTCTTTCCAAAGTTTAAAATAAAAGTTCTTAAGCTCTGGGACGCCAATAACAATTAACTTGCCCTGTCTTTCTAAAAGGGCTGGTCTTAATTTTTGGTAAGTGTCATCACGATAAAAACCAGCTTCATCAATAATACATTTTGAAAAGCCACGACTCACAACAGAAGACGGTTTATCGCCAGACCTAGCAAGCAATTGAGAACCCAAACGCCTTAATTCTAAAGTTCTTTCGGTACGGGAATAATGCGGGTCAAACTCTTTACAGTATTTAAATAATAAGTCATGGGCATTTTCAAAAACGGCTTTAGTCAAATCCACAGTCGGAGCAGTTACAAGCACACAAGGCGAACCAAAAACTGGATGGGGTGGTTCTAAAAGTCCGATTGCAGATTCAAAACCAGAACAATGAGACTTTCCACCCCTACGACCGAACAAAATACAATTAGTTCTATATTTTTGGCAAGCTTCATGTACTTTTAACTGCCCAGCGTGCGGGACATATTCAAACTTGTTATATAAATATGGAAGATTCAACTTACAGCTTGTAATTCAATTTCTTTTTCGGTTTCAGATGAAAGTTCTTTAATTGGTATTCTTATTTGCAAATCATCCTCTGAAGCATGAAAAAAATCAACAAGTTCACCATTATAAAAATATTGTTTTTCTTTCTTTTCATAATCGATATAAACATCACATTTAAGTTTTTTCGATTCTTTGCCGTCAAATAAAGTTCTTGATAAATGATTAACCGTTTCCTTTGTAGTTTTTATTAATTCTTTTTTTTCTAATTGAATTACCGCCAGTTCCCTCTCAGTCCGTCTCACAGAATCCATTAATTGAATTAATTGTTTTTGATAATCTTCTTTTTCAGATTCAGCAAGGGGTAAATAAATACTTCTTTCTCTTGTTTCAATAAATCTTTTATTCATTTTGTTTAATTCCTCTAATTTTAAGTAGTTCGTCAAGCAATAAATCATCATTGTCTTTCGGATTAGCTAATTCATGAAGCCTTGCTATGTTTGAAGTGCTAATCCTGAATATATCTAAAAATAATCTAGCATTCAAAAGATTTATTTGAGTTGATTCAACTAAACTAATAAGTTTTAAATAACTTCTAGCTCTCAATTGAGAATCTATTTCATAACTTTCAGCTTGATATTTTTCCAAAAACTTCTTTAAGTCCTCTGAATCATCATTATTTTTAGTTTGTTTATTTGTTTTGGCTTTTTTTATTGCCTTTGAAGCAATTTTATTTTTCTCCTTTTCCCAATTTTCTTTTTTAATCCAAACCTGAATAGTTGAACGATGAATATTTTTACAATCTTTTTTCCACTTAGTTTTTAAAGCGTTTGCAATTTCCTCAAGACTTTGATTTTTTAAAAATAATTTCTTTGCAAAACTTTTTACACTGTCTGAATAAATAACCATAAAAATATATTTTCACAAATCTACAATCGACAAGCGTTTTTTGTAGAAAATCTTAAAGTCGGGAAGTATCGAAAGTTTAATTCTCAAGCGTTAAGACCCAGACAGGAAAGTTTAAAAGTTTATCCGAAAGAAAAACCTAGATTGTTTTAAATGAATCTTGTTGTTCCAGCATTGCCCTAAATCTCTGTCTAGCCTCATCAGCTTTAAGTCTTTCCTCTGGAGTTAAGGGTTTTATTGCTTCAGGTGGTTGATTAATTGGGCTTGGCTTTGGCTTAGGTTTAATTAAAGTTTCGATTCTCTCTAAAAAGTTAATTAATCCAAATGGTTGTAAGTATTTTATATTGATTTTTGAATCGCTTAAAACTAAATGCAATGATTCTTTAATTGATTCCTGATTGTGGCGTTTTAAAACTAAAGAGAGTAATTCTAAGGATTCGGATTTTTTCAATAGCTTAATGCCACAGGAAATAAAGATTGAATAGATTTCTTTGTAAAAGGTTTCTATTTGTTTATTTTTTAAAGGGAGAGATTGTTTCTCCTCTTCTCTTTTCATGTCTCTTAAATCTCTTCTCTCTTCTCTTAGGGTACATTCTGAGTATTTTGTACTATCATTGTGGTTAGAGTGTGGGTATTGTATGGGTACATCTTGACTTGCTTGTAATTGTAAAGCTTGCTTTCTGGAACGCTCATATAAATATTTTGATTGATGTCTTTCCCAGTTCTTAACAATAACAATTAAGTCGTCTTCAATGTCTATATAATTTATTTCTTTTAATAAAACTAAAGCTCTTTTTATTTCATGCTCTTGAGTTTTTAGTTTTTGAGCTAAACCAATTAGAAAATATTTACCTTCAATTCTAAATCTATCTGTTTTCCTTTTGGTTGCTTCTGTCCTTACCCAGACCAAAACAGAAAGTAAATAACTACATTCAGACCAAGCGGCACTAAACTCAGGACTGTCTAGCTCGTCCTCGTACCATTTAAACCAATCAGCCATAATATTTTTTCCTTTTGTGTTAGTTTTTTGTTTAGGCTTTTATCTTTTTCAGATAATTGATTTCTAAAAGTCGAATCAAAGGGATTAAAGATTCAAAAGTTCTAATAACCTTTGTAGGACTTGGGCTTTTATAACCTCGTCCTCTTTTAATTTCTCTTTTAGTTTCTTTTTTAGTTTCTTTTTTATCTTTCATATTTTAAAACCTGATTTAAATTGTAACAATTTTATTTTAGCTGTCAATCAGTTAATTCAAATTCATACTTTAGTTTATCTTAATTTTTCTTTTTAATTAAAGTTTCTTTTGGGCGTTCCCCCAGATAAACTGGGGTCGGGCTTTTGGCAGTAGTTGCTAAATTTTGCCTACCCAGCTTTGCTGGGGTTTGTAGATTGCAAGCTACTGCTCCCTATCCCTAACGCTCACATTATTTATATTTAATAGGCAAGGCAGAAAGCTTTATTGTTTCGTCATTATTTTTAGCGTGCTTGGTATGCCATTTAATTTATTTATTATTTTTAGATTTGGCTAAACGGCATACAGCACACAAAAAAATAATGACGAACCAGAAACTTTCATTACATAGTTGTTTCAAAGAAGAAAGAAAAAGGGACTAGCAATGCTCAGCCTTAAATCGGCTTGCGCTTGCGTTGCCCTTTTAAAGAAACTGAGTAGTAGGTTATTATATTTGGCTTTCAGGGCGGGAACTATAAGAATTAATTATAATAAGATTTATGGTTATTCCCCTCCTAGCGGGGGATATAAATGATATAATAGATATTATCTAAGTCAAAGATAAATAAACAAATGCAAAATCAAATCAAAAAAAATATAGCTTTTACCGGCTCAAGAAAAGGTTTCAATAATAAAACATTAGTGCAAACAATTGCTCGCAGTGTGGCACAGGCTGGGCATTGCGTTTTAGTTGGCTGTGCTTCTGGCGTTGATGCAGCCATCCGTTCAGTTGTTCCTAACGCTAAGGTCTTTTCAGTTGCTAGCCCTTCAGCTGGTTCTGTTTGCTCTCCAGCTCAGGCATTAGCTCGTAGGTCTATGTCTATGGTTTCAGCTTCCTCTGTTCTAATAGGCTTTGCTTCTGTAGCTTGTCCAGCTGGTGTTTGTCCGTCAGCTCATTTTTCTGGCGGTGGTTCTGGTACTTGGGCTTCTTTGGCTTATGCTGTTTCTAAGGGCTTACAGGTTTTCGTTTTCTGCGCTGATGGTGTGGCTTTGCCGTCTTGGTCTGGTGGTCAGTGGGTTCGGGCTGTGCCGTCTGGTGTTTGGTCTCGTGCTTGGTCTTTCGTTCCCTCAGCTTGCCAGTTATCGCTTATTTAGTTTTTGGGGCTTTGCCCCTTTCTCTTAAAAAATTACTTTCCTTTTTAGTTTTGTTACAAGTATAAATGCTTTTGCAAAGCACAAAATTAAAAAGGGGAGTCCTAAAACTTCCCCCACCCTAACACAATAAGGATTAATCATGATAACACAAAAAACAAAACATCAAACAGCTTTTTATTATGAAAGGCTGGTAGAGATTGAAGCAGAGGCTAAGACTTTCATAAAACCAAAGTATTTAAACTTTAATGTTTACGCTTTAGCGGACTTGCTAGACTGGAACGGTAATATTGTTTGTAAATATGGTGACAAAGTTTCATTGCAGGTAATGAAATTAGATAATGGCAATTGGTCGGCAACGATTAAAGGCGATTACAATACTTTTTTCTTTACCAAAGGAACAAAAGAAGAAATTGCTAAACTTGTTGGGAAAAAACCACAAGAATTACCTTTAGGCTATTACATTGGCGATATTTTTTATTATTAAGGAGTAAAAAAATGGATAAATATAATTTGTATGCCTTGAAAAAGGCACAATTAAAAACTTTAGAGCAAGAAATCCTTATTTTAAGCTTACAAATTGGGGAAGAACTTCTCAATGAAAAAATTGAAAACAAAAAAATAGATAATTTAGGTTTATTCGTTATTTGCGAAAAGGCTAAATGGACTTACTCAAACAATGTAAAAAGTTTAGAAGGAGAAATCAAAAGAATAAAAACATCAGAGCAAGAAGAAGGAATTGCTTCAAAAGAAACAAGTCAATATTTGCGATTTATATTAGAGGGGGATTCAATTAAATGACACATTGGAAAAGCTTTTACAGCGATTATTTAGGATTGCACGAGTACCCAGACCAAGCAATTATTAAATCATTTTCTGTTCAGGAATTAACAATACAAGGAGGAATTAAAAAGAAATGTATAGTTTTATTCTTTATGCAAAATAAAAAAGGTTTACCTTTGAATGCGACTCAATGCGGAGACTTACAAAGAATTACTAAATCAGCAGACCCCGAAAATTGGAAAGGAATAGAAATATTAATTAAACCTATTGTAATGAAATTTTTTAATAAAAATAAAGAGGTACTTAGATTTAAAGGTATAAACGAAGGTTCAAAAGTTAAAGAAGAGGTAATTGAAGAAATAGAATTTTAAATATATAATTATTAGTGGCTTAGGGTCTATCTTTGACAGTTTGACATTTACCTAAGCCATTTTTTTAAATTTAATTTGTTACAGGTACAATAAGCAATGAGAGGGAAATTAAACTATGTTTGACGAAGAAGACGAAACAATTAGCGAACAAATAGAAAATTTGCGAGATGCACTAAACGAGCCAGATTCTTTTATTGATTATGAAGATTACAAAATGCTTGAAGCAATAATGAATAAAGCAAATTTTCTTTTTAATACTAACTTTCAGGGAATAAATAAATGAACAAGAAAAAAATAACAATTAGTGTTGGAATTACTATAAATACAGGAAATTTTACAAATGTCAAACTAGATATTGGAGAACAATTTGAAGTAATTGGAGAAAATACAGACAGTATTTATGCGGAAAGAATAGAAGCATTAAAAAACATACTAAGGGAAGAAAGAAGGAAAGTAACAAATAAAAATGGATAAGAAAAAACCTTGGAGGCATGGTGGATTTTGTAAACCTGCACCTTACAAAACCAAAATAATTAGAGTACCGGAAGATTTGGTAAATACTATCAAAAATAATATTAATCAATGGCATTACAATAGTTTCCCTGAACAATTTGTTAAAAAACATAAACTGCCATTGATTGAATTAATTTATAAATTCCTAGACGAAACAAAGCTAGATAAAAACGGAGTAAGGCAAGACGGAATAAAAAAGCTTATCAAATGGCTAGACACCCAGTAAGTTAAATTCTTTTATTAGGATTTTTTTAAGGATTGAAAGTTTACAAAAAAAATACCTCTTCCAAGAAATGCAAAAACTTGGAAGGGGTTCGATTAGTTGAAAGCTCTTATCAGTTATTTATTATGTACGAAAAATCTTATTAATTCAAATAAAACAATAATAAAACTTGGTAAAGATGAAGCGATTGCAAGCTTCGTAGAAACTTCGGTTAATTTATTTGTAATTTCTAAATGAATTTTATAATCATCTTCAATATGTTTCTGTAACCTTTGTTCCAGTAAATTATTTTCCATAATAAATTTGTACTATTTCCTTAATCGTTTCTGCTTTTGCCTTTCCAAATAATCTAACCTGTCCAGTTTGAAGTAACGCCTCCAAAGCCACTTCCTCGGATTTAACATTATTTCGATTATCTGGAACAATAATTTTAATATTACATTTTTCATCTAAATAAAATTTCTCTAAAGTTAATGGACTTTCTTTTTTAATCATCTGAATAAATTGTAAATTAGACAAGCATTTTTCAGGGAAAATCTCAAAGTCGGGAAGTATAAAATGTTTTGTTTCTAAGCATGGCAAAGAGTCTAGGCAAAAGCTAGGCAACGCAAGGAACATCAAAAGAAAGAACAGAACGGACATCAATAATTTGTTTATCATTTTTAAAACCCCACACTTGGAAATCAACTGGTACTATTTGCCATGCTTTTAATTGTAATTCATTAGTAATAAAATCATTATCACAATTAGCAATTAATTCAGCACAATATAATTTATTCTCATCATCTTGCCCTTTAGCTTTCAGAAATGTAAATCTAGTTCTAGCAAGTCTAACAATATCAATTAAAGAATATTGCTTACCCAAGTTTTTAAATAATTCATCGGTATTTATTTTGTATTCAAAAGCTTCTACTTTATTTTTATTCCAATTCTCAGCAACCCAAGTACCTAAATAAAGAAATCGAACGCCACCCGGATAAATACTTTCAATAACTACCCAGCCGTAAGCCCAGTGATAAAAAGTTACCGCCACATGAGACCAAGTTTCATTTAATTTAAAATATTCATTCTCGCTTGCTAATTGAACACCTTTACTAAACAATCCAGAAGCGACAACCCCCAAAATGTAAGTATTACCTTTCTTAAACATTTTCCACCCCCTCAAATAATTTAAATTCTTTTTTTCTACGATTAACTAAACCTTGCAATATTCTACCTTGCCCATCTCTTACCCATCGCATTAATTGAATTTCAACATCCTTTAGTTTGAAAGTACCAGTATTAATTATTTTTAGTAATGTACTTTTTTTAAAAGCATTAGTTCCAACATTAAAAGTAAAACTTACCAAAGCGTCAAATTGGTTTTGAGTTAATTTAATTTTTACCAATTCATTTACAGCTTTCTCAGGAAATAATAAATCTGTTTCAAGTAATAACTCAGCTCCTAATTTAGTTATAAATTGATTTGGCTTGACTCCTCCAGTATGTCCATATCCAATAGTTAAAACACCAGCTGGGCAAAGATAAGCTTTTAATCTAAGCCCCTCAAAGTTTTTAATTAAATTAATTCCTTTTTCTGATGTTTTCATTAACCAGCTATTTCCATCAGTGTAACTGTTGAAATCCCTCTTGAATTATGAGTACCTTCTATATCGGTAGCACTTCTATTAACATAAGCCGGTTGAGAGGTAGCATAAGCTTGTATTTTATATGTTATTGCAGATATTGTTGCTGGAGTATCAAGATATGTGATTGAAGATACAACCATCGCTCCAGGATTGGCTTGATAGCATGGAAATTCTGTTGTACATCTCATTTTAGCACCAGCAGCATCACCAACACCAACAGGCGTTGAATCTCTAACAATCCTTAAAGAAGCATCATAGGTAACACTGCCATTCACAGAAAACATAATTAAAATTTTTGAACTAATAGAGGATGGCGTTATAGAAACACTTAATCCAATTATATCAATCCATGTATTGTAAGTTGATATAATTTGAATATCTGTTTTTGTCACAGAATTAACTTGTAATATTGCACCACCATTAGTAGTATACAAAGTATCAAAATAAGTTTTTAAAGTTGCTTTTATATTTGCCCAACTCAATTTTTTGAAAATATTTGAGGCGACTGAATCCATTAAACCAACTTGATCGGCATCAATAGGCGTATTTTTTGCAGTAGCTGAATTAATTAAAGTGCCTATAGTTGTTGTTGTTTCAGGAGCATAAAAACTTGCAGATTGTCCATTTAGCTTCTCAGAATTATCAACAACTCCGTTATTATTAGTATCATAAACCAACTTAACCATATCGCCAGCACCAACTCCATCAGTCCCTTTCTGGGCTAATAAATCCCAGTAAGTACTATTAGTTGGTAAATTACCAGTAGTAGCAAGCTTACAAATATAAGACGAACCATTATAAGAAACAGCATCATCAATAATATAATTAGTTGAATTATTATAAGCACCTTTCCAATTTACCGCTTTATCTCCTTTATCTCCTTGTATTCCCTGAATGCCCTGCGGGCCTTGTATTCCTTGCGGTCCAGTATCTCCCTCTTCGCCTTTATCTCCTTTATCTCCTTGTATTCCCTGAATGCCCTGCGGACCTTGAGAACCAGCATAAATAATTAATATTTCTGGACTTGTCATTAATAAGTTACCTCAGCTCTACAATTGATAATTCCTTCAAACATTCTTATAGTTTTTGAATTTAAAACCATTTCCACATCATAATAATTTGCACCACTTGGTAAAGCAGTCGTCTCATTGCTATTTAAAGAAACTCTAAACCTTCCATTAACACCATCAGTAATAGTAATTGTAAAAGTACCAACTATTGAACCAATATAATTAGTTTGTCTAATTTTGCCGTTAAAAGTAGCATCAGTTATATCAATTACAGTACAATTTTCATTTTTATATTCACAATCAATACTCCAATCTATGCCTTTGTCTAAGTCAAAACTATATATCTTTGACATATTAATAAAATTTGTAAGGGTCTAATTTTTTGTATTCAAATAAAGGAATAAAACCCTCTAAGTTCTCTGACTCGGTCAAAACTTCGCTAATTGGGGCTTG